TCCTTTCACCAAGTCAGCAAGAATGCCTGCCTTCTTTGAACATGACGCAAGAAATTTACCTCAATACGCTTGAACCTATTTATGGTCCAGAGCTAAACACCATCCTTGAAGAGATGGACAATATTTTTCCACCCGTTACTCCTACACCAGACTGGACCGAACGTCAGATCATGTATAGATCTGGACAACGTGCAGTCGTGGAGTGGTTAATCCAAAGGATAGAAAACTAATGTGCCTCAACAACCAACAACCAAGTGCTCCAGAGATTAAACGAATGGCACCGCCACCTCCGGCCAAGCCATTACAAATTGCACAACGATCAACACTCCCCACTAAACAAGTGGCTGTAGAAGAAACCAAACCAGTAGCGTTTGGAGCTAAGTCAAAACGTAATGCGTCTAAGGCTATCAAACGTGATGCAGCTTCGTTGCTTGTACCGATGTCAGATACAGGTAACACTGCAGGCGGTATCAACACATGACTACCGCTCGCGAACAATACAGCAAGCTAAGTAGTGACCGCCATCAGTTCCTTGATTCAGCTATTGAATGTTCGGAGCTTACGCTACCTTATTTAATTAGACAAGATAACGAGGGGCATAATCATAAACGTCTGAAGACACCGTGGCAATCAGTTGGCAGTAAAGCGGTTGTGACTTTAGCTGCCAAGCTAATGCTCGCTCTACTACCTCCTCAAACAACGTTCTTTAAACTACAAGTAAAAGAAGATAAGCTGGGAGAAGACATCACAGCAGAGATTAAGAGCGAGCTAGACCTTTCATTCTCAAAGATGGAACGAACCATCATGGAAGCTATTGCAGCTACCAATGATCGTGTTGTAGTACACCAAGCATTGAAGCATCTAATTGTAGGTGGCAATGCTTTGATCTTTATGGGTAAAGAAGGTCTTAAGCACTACCCACTTAATCGTTATGTAGTAAGTCGTGATGGTAACGGTAACGTTGTTGAAATCGTTACCAAAGAAAGCATTGACAAAAAGATGTTGGAGAATGAGATCAAAGAATCTCACCCTAACAATGTATCTGAAGATGGATCAGGTCATGACGATGAAGTAGACATCTACACCCATGTCAAGTACGACAACGGTCGTTGGCATTGGCATCAAGAATGCTACGACAAAATAATGGCAGGTACTAAGAGTTCTGCTCCTAAGAATGCAACACCTTGGCTTTGCCTACGCTTTAATACAGTCGATGGTGAGGACTACGGTCGCGGCAGAGTAGAAGAGTTTCTTGGAGATCTAAGATCATTAGAAGCACTTAGCCAAGCATTAGTTGAAGGCTCTGCAGCGGCTGCCAAGATTGTCTTTCTTGTCAGCCCTTCATCTACAACTAAACCACAGACATTAGCTAACGCTGGTAACGGTGCAATCGTACAAGGCAGACCGGATGATGTCAGTGTTATCACTACTGGTGGTAAGACAGCTGACTTCGCTACAGCTGCACAACTTGCTCAACAACTAGAGCGGAGAATTGGAGAGGCGTTCTTACAGCTGAACATCAGACAGAGCGAACGCACAACTGCCGAAGAGGTCCGCCTCACCCAACTCGAACTCGAACAACAACTTGGGGGATTATTCTCCCTACTAACTGTTGAATTCCTTGTACCTTATCTGAACAGGACCATGATGGTCTTGCAACGTAATGGTCAGCTTCCAAAGATACCTAAAGATTATGTGAGCCCTACCATCGTTGCAGGGGTCAACGCCCTGGGCCGTGGTCAAGACCGTGAAAGCCTGACTACATTCATTACAACTATTGCACAGACGCTAGGTCCAGAAGCCTTGATGAAATACATCGAACCTTCTGAAGCAATTAAGCGTCTAGCTGCAGCACAAGGTATTGATTACTTAAACCTTGTGAAGCCAGAAGAAAAGATCCAGCAGGAAGCGCAGATGCAGCAACAGATGGCACAGCAACAATCCCTTGTGGATCAGGCTGGTCAACTGGCAAGTGCTCCAATGATGGATCCCACAAAACAACCTCAAGAAGAACAACAACAATTAGCAAATGGCTGAAACTCTTACATACGATTCCACCCCAGC